ATTCCGCCCTTAGTCTTTTCGCTAGGGTAGTAAGGGATGATAAGGACGCGATAGCCTGTAGGTTGCGGCAATCGCTCTAAAGATGATTGTTCCATTTCAGAAGGATCATCTGTGTTTTTACTTTTCGCGCCTTTGCCGAACGCGTTTTCGATGGGTTTAGGCATTGCCTCTGCACCCTTTATGGCCTTTTCCGCTGCTCTCGCAACGTGCTGTGGCACAAATAACTTCTTATTAGTCATCTGCGTATTCTATACCTTTCATCGCGGCTTTGAGTTCTTCCTCAACATAGGCCATGCCGCGTATTTCGCCTACTATATACCGATACTCGTCAAAAACTTGTATCGAACCATCCGCGAGCTTGCCTTTAAGACGAGCATCGCGCTCTCGTATGCTTTTATACAGATATTCTGCTAAGTGTAGTGCATCCATACCACATATAGTATAAAACTATACGGGAATTACAAGTATAAATACCAGAAAATCAGAAAATACCTTGGAATCTCTGGGGTTTTGCTATTTTGCTAAATCTACTTAGATTTTTTGGCTGTTGTTTTTTTCTTTGAAGCAGTTTTCTTTTTGGCTTTTGGTTTTTTAGTCCACGCTTCGTTTTCGGGAGTGGCTGGATCATCTGCAATAAAGTGTCCGTTTTCATTACGCGCCCTCACCTCTTCAACAACGACCTCAACAACAGGCTCTACTGCAACAGCCTCACGCTTTGCTGCACGAATTTGTTCAACCATCTTATCTCTTACTGATCCCATTTCATTATCCTTTTTTGTTGGAATTTAGAGCCGCAATATCTCGCTGTGTTTGAATACGATCTTCTGCAATTCTAGTTTTGTCGGCTAACGCCGCTTCTGAAACGTCAATCCGCTGTTGTGCAGTCAGAACATCATTACGCTCTTTCTCGCGGTCAAGCTCCTGCTTCGCTTCAAATTCAGTTTGCTTACGCTGCAAGTCAGCAGCTTTTAATTGAAGTTCCTGATTTCGGATATCTACAAGTGGATCGGATTGTGGTGGTGGAGCTACAGCTTGCGCTAGTTGCTCTGTCATTTCCGAAATGATCTCAGCAGCACGCGCATCTATCTGCGGCTTAAACTGCATCATAGGATCAGCAGGAGGCTGACCGGGCTGTGGAGGCATCATCTGAGCTTGTTGCTGCATCATCTGCATTTGTTCTGGCGGTATCTGAGACATAACTTCCTGTTGCGCCTGTGCCTCTGCCATTAATCCAATGTGCTCCTGAATATGACCCTGCAAGGACATAATAGCCTGCGGATTAAGCCCCATAGCAGGCGTAGACATTACAGCCATGTGCGTTTCTATATGCGCCTGATGCTCTTGCTCTGGGAACGCCTGTAATGGAGCACCCATCAGCGCGTTCTGGTTCTCCTTCGCAGGATTGGCTGGAGGTGGAGGTGGGGGAGGTGGAGGCAGTATAGCATCAATGTTATTAACGCCTAACGCCTCATACATTTTACGATACGCCTGATACAAACCTTGCGGTCCACCATGAATTTGCGGATTGGATTGAACTAACTGCAACTCAGTCTGAGCTAACGCAATCCTTTGAGACATAGAAAAGATGTTTGGGTCTGAAACAGGTAAAACATCAATCTGAGGCGCAAAGTCTTGCACAAAGACTTCTGGACCCATTTGCATATCAGCAGCGTAAGGATAAGCCTGAATGGTTTCAGAGAATATCTTGGAAAGCAACTTGAACTCAATTTTCTGAGAATAATGCAGCCGCTTGTGTATCGCAGACATAACCTTTGTGCCGCGTTCCATAATCGCCATAGTGGTGCCAACAGGCGTATCACCGCTCATCTCACCAACCTTCATGTCAGCCATAGATGCGAACCTACGTCCAGCATCTACAAGCGTTCCTAGAAGGTTATAAAGCGTCTGCGAAGGCTCCTTGAAAGGGAGGGGCATCAAGGAACCTTGCAGAGTGCCCCCAACTACATCAATATCGCGGAACTCGCCCGGTTGAAGGGGAGTGTCTTCTTCACGAATACGAGCGCCACGGGCTTTAAAGCCTGCTGGTAAGTTGGAGAGCGTGCCTGCATCAATCAATTGACGCAAAATAGATGTTGAAGCCTGTGCCAAACCGCCAATCATGTGCGTTAGCCCCAAGCCATAAAAACCCAAACCGGGCAAAAACTTATAGTGTACGAAGTATTGCTTCGCACGCTTCATAGGATCAATTTCTTGATAATTGCGCCTTACAGACAAAACTTCATTGCTGTCAGCAACCACAGTCACGATATAAGGTAAACGTAAGCCAGTAGGCTCACCATCTACGCCCATGTCCTCAAAACCCTCAATATCCAAAGCCGCATGCACTTCGTAAAGCGTTAACTCTTCAGATGAACCGCTAGGATGAACGCCCTGAACATCATCAATAGACTCTTCAATTTCATCCATTCCTGATGTGTCACCCTCAGAATAGTCTGGCAAATCAACATCACGATAAAATCCCGCAAGCTGCAATTTGCGAATCTCGTTAGAATCCATCGTAATACGATGCGTAATCCTTGGAGATGACAACAAATCACTAGCGCCGTAAGGCACAATCATATCTTCCGCATGAATAAATCTACTGACCGCACGCCCTTTGAGCGGGTCAAAGTAAATCTTTTTGAAAGTCGAACCAATTACAGGAAGATAAAACAACATCTGATCCAACTCAGGATCATACTCTTCCATCTCATATGTAATCATATAATTCATGTAATCTTTGACGCGCTCAGACTGCTTAACAAGAATTTCATTCTGTGCGCCAATAACAGCAGTACGAACAGGACCAGTTGCAGGCAATAACTCACGATAAGCCTGCGCTTGAAACTGTGTAACACTCTCAGCTAATAGTGGGTGGACAACACCAGAAGAACCCTCAAAAGGTTCGCTGCGCTCCTCAGTCTTCATACCAAGAAACCCTAACCCAGTCTTATAGGTGTCTTCCCAATCTTGACGAGAAGCCAAGTCATCTTCAATCGAACCAACTAAATCAGACGCAATCCGACCAAGCTCAGACTCATCAATAACTTCTGCTAAATTGCCATCAAAAGGCACTTGAGGAACAGGCTCTTGGCCCTCATCGTATTCTCCAATAACCGCGCTGCCATCATCAAACTCGGTAACTCCGGGCTGTAATGGTAAATCAACCACGTTTTGAAGCATTTCCTCTTCTGGAATCATGAGTTCTTCAGGCAACCCTCCTGAACCTAATCCACGCTCAACCGCCATCTAAACCTCCTGTTGTAGTGTTGGTATAGCACAACAACTTAATATTCTTCAACATCTTCGGAAATTACCTGTCCACAAGTAGGGCAGGTAATGACGATTTCTTTTGATTCTTCCTCTTCATCGACATCCTCAACGATTAAAACCTCATCTTCAGGCATCTCGTATTCTGGCATCTCATCATAAGGTAGATGAATGTCTATGGTTACTTTGGGCATCACTTCACCCCAGAAAACTTAGTGCCACTGAGCGCTGCACCGCCGCCACGAGAGTGACCAGCTTCGGTTCCACCTTTAACACTACCGCCTTCCATATACATTGAAACATCGGGCTTCTTAACAGCGCCACCTTCCATGTACTTTACAGCAGCTTCTGGATTCATCTTTTGCTGAACCGCCTCTGGCAGTTTAGAAAATCCTTTGAATTTCTTTGGAGTATTTGACATTATGTTATTCCTTTAAACTTAGGGCCACGACCAGACATGACCGCACCACCGTTGTTAAGCGCACGAGGCTTACCTCTGCTTTTTAAATTGGGCTTAAAACCTTCTTTTATTAAATCTTCAATTTCTTTTGATACTTTAGATGTAGGCTTTAACCCATCGGTCCCAAGAGAATCCATTAACTGTATTAATAAATCTTTGTCATCTTGGTTTCTTTTCATTTTAGCCATTAGCTTCTTCCTTTATATGAGCCGCCACGACCCTTCATGACGCAGCCCATTTTGGGTTTCTTAGTTTTTTTGGTTACAACACCACCGGGTTTGTATCCTTGAACTTCGCCACCACGATTCATCATAGAGTCTGGTGGAAAGGCTTTGCGTTCTTCAGCATCTCTTACACCTTGCTGTTGCTTCATCATTTGCTCAAGCATTTTAATTTGTGCAGGAGAAAGGCCGAAGCTATGTTTCATGCCATTCATCATCTTCATCTTCATTCTTTCGGGCGGCTTCATGCCTTGACGTTTGTCCATGCCCTTTAGCCGCTGCATCCTCATTCTGTCAGCATCTGAAAGAGTTTTGCCAGCCTCGCCCATAGTCATAGCTTCTTGCAAGGCTCTTATAATTGCTTCTTTGTCTACTCTTCCTTCTTCGGCCATAACATTCTCCTAATAATATTCGCGCCTCTGACGCATAAACGCCCGTTCATCTTCATCGTCATAATCACTTGGAGTGGTAATAAAACCACCTTGCCTAAAACGTAGTATAGCCTGTGTCATCGAATCCGCCAAGTCATCATGTTCACCATTCGGAAAAGCGGCGCATTCTTCCATGACTAAATCAGAAAAATTAGTCTCTGGACACCAAACCATGCCACTTTCAAACACAGGAGCGCACGCGTGCATACGCGTAAACTTATCAGCACCACGGCTCGGAGTAAATGGTGTTACAGGAATACCCATCCTGCGAAGCTCCTGAGTCAACGGCATACCACTCGCCTTCTGCTCAACTAAAACCATGTCAGGCTCATATAAATTATAAGACTCTAAAGCCTGTTCCTTTAGCTCTGGGAACTCCCAGCGCCCTCTCTCAGCGTCCAAAAGAACAATATGATCCTCTCGCGTCTCTTCATTGTGGAATATACCCCAAGTCGTAATCGCACTGTAATCGGCACGATCACTCTTGCTAAACGCAGTGTCGTAACTTTGAATAATATAGCTGCAATCAGGGGGATCGTCCTTTTCCCATATGTTCCACCACTCGCGCTTAATAATAGCACCCTCTTCAGCAGTAGGG